AGCAGTGCCGTTGGACTCATCCCAATAATAAATACTGCCACCCCGAGGATGCAATATTAAATCTTCACCAAAGTTATCTGATGACCATAATCTTAATTGGTTAGCAAAACTTAAACTGGTAGAGGCACCAAAAGCACCTTGACCCCAAGTACCTGAACCATATCCTGTGGATTGTATAAACACGTCTAAACCTACAGTTAATTGGTAAGCTGCATCAACTCCTGAGCCGCCATTTCCTGTATCACTACCATTTGCTGTAGCTGTTGCTGTAAACGTAAATGTATTTGCACTTGGTACTGACACGACCTGATATTCTTGATTTAAAACGGTTGCTGTAATGTTGCCGCCAAGACTTACCGCACCACTAAAAGTAACAAAGTCATTAACCACAACTCCGTGAGTAGAATCTGTAGCTGTAATAGTTGCAGAGCCATTTGTCGCAGCAAAAGTTACACCATTGGTTGTTGTTGCTCTTATGGGGGTGATGTCGTTTAAGCTTGTGCCTTCAAGTATGTATGCTTTTAAATGCGTGCCGATATATAAGTATTTATTACCTTCTAATGATATCCATGGAAATAGGTTACGACATGTACCTAAAAATGATGTAGCGGTTTGTTTTGTCCAACCGCCTATTTTTTCTACAAAGCCTTTACGAAATCTGACAAGAGAAGCATCAAACCAACCACCCGCATTAGTGTAACTGGTTCCTTCTCTGTCTATTCCTGCTTTAAATTGAAACTTTGCAAACGGCATGTTTCATCTTCTAAGCTATTCTAATAATAGCTGTGGCTGCTGCCTTAGCAGGAAATACAATAGTAAAATCACCTGCAGTAGAAGTTTTATCTCCACCAAAGTCAATGGTTGCTACTGATTTATCACTATTAGTATCGTTGTAAATCATACAACCTCTAGCTGTGATAGTAGCTGTACTAAATGTTAAATCAGAAAAGTCAGTTACCGCAGTAGTTCCAGTAGCAGAAGGCGTTACATTGGTTAATGCAGCTCCACCTGATGTATAGTTTGTACCACTTGCTTGTCCTGTAGTTGTAAAAGCAGTTGTTGCAGCACCCAAAGTAGCTGAACTGGTGTACAAAGCCAACTTAAAACTATTACCGCTTGAGTTGGTAAAGTTATGTGTTCCTGTCAAAAGCTCTACTTTAAAGCTTGTTGTAAGAGTAGATGTAATTGCCATATTAAATACCTTTTATTATTTTTGCTAAATCTTCACTACCTCCACTAGATAAATCTTGAATTAAGGTAGCCTTATAAGATTTTAAAGCATTTTTAATATATATCAAACAAACTTGGTAAATTAAATCTTGGTAAGCTCTAGCCTGAGCTTTTACATGTTCTTCATTATCGTCCGAAAAACCAACTATTTTTTCTGTTAATTGCTTTGCCCAAAACTCAGGTGGATGACCTCCAAACTTGGTTGTAGCTACCTCAACCATGCCCAGTTCAGGCACTCCGTCAGGCGTTATTTTAATTACCATTTATTTGGCTCCGGCGCTTTAAGGTGACTATCATACCTGTCTGCAATTTGTGGCAATATTTGTTTTTTTTGAACTTTAAGCTCGCTAATTTTTTTTACTTCTAAGCCATCTTTACCCTGAACAGGAACATAAGGGTCTTTCAAACGATGATATCCATATAGTCTTTGTTCACCGGGGATGTTTGTATCTAGCAATGAGCTACTAGATGCTACCTCAACCTGAATACCTTTTTCCATACATTTTACTAGCCAAAACTCTACGCAGGCTCTTCCTGCTTCTGCAAAATATAAGTTGTTCTTATATGTAAAATCTATACCAAATAACTTTATGTTGGCTACATCATTCCAGTAAGCAAAGGCAACTGCATAAGCCACCGTATTGTTTAGATAATGACAATTGGTTTCTTTTACTATTTCTTGTACAGGATATTCAACTAGGTTTTTACATCTTGCATCGTTTTCACATGTGTAGATAGGCTTGTTATGATTTGTTAGCAGCTCTTTCATGCAGTCAGTTTGTCCGCCTGCATCTTGTGTATCAAGAAATCTGCTTGGCGGGTCCATCATAAACACACGGTCATGAAATATTACTGAAGCCACAGCATTAATTGCCCATACTTCATCAAATTTTACGCTGTGTGATTTTGCAAGGTTGTAGTCAAACCAACTTTTGCCTAGACCGACAATAGCTACAGTTTTACCTTTTAGTTTTTTGATTGGTTTCATATTATCTCTCCTTAACTGAAACTTATGTTACATTTGTTCTTAGTGAATCATACCTCATTTCGTCCCTAGTATCTCTTCCTTCGCCTAGGTTCTTTAATCTTAATAAACTTTCTTTAAATCTTGCTTCATACAATCCAATATCATTTGGGTCTAGCTTTAAAAATACCGCACCCTCTAATAAACAACCGTATAGCAAGGTGTCAGGTGCATCTGTAGACAAATATGTGGTTCCTGAGTCGCCACCCGCAGTTAATGATGCAGGCTGTGCTAAATAATGTAATTCCATAGAATAGTTTGTGTCAGGAACAGGAGCTATCTCAAAAGAACCTTGGTCAAATATAGCGTAATATCTTGGCTTCCCTCTTGTGGTTGTATCGGTTACAAATTCTTTTATAAAAGAGTTGTGTTTTAAGTCTAAGTAATCATAGTTGTTTGAGCTTATAACAGCCAATGAAAAAGGTGCTAGAAAATCAGCAGGTGTATTTAAAAATCTATTATCCTGTGAAACATTACCCTGTACATTTTTTCTTTGGTCGGGTATCTGTACTGATTTAAGTATTCTTTCTTCTGCTTGTAAGATAATAGTATTAAGGTTATTTACAAAAGTTGTTTCATCACTTTCTAAATAATCTTGTATCGTAGTTTTTAATGTTGATAATGTAAAACTCATGATGTTGTTATTGTAACTGTCCCTACGGCACTTGTCATGCTGTCAGGTATGGTTAATTTTTGACCTATAATGCCTAAGTCATAGTTTGTATATACCGTGAAACTTGTGGGCGATACGCTTGTATCAGGTCTTGGCTCTCTTAAAGCTTGAGGGTCAGCAATCTTTTTGACTGGATTTAACTGAGGATGCTTAGACTCGTAACATTCAGGACATGTTTTTAAACCATTCCATTCTTTGCGCAATTCTCTTAGACCATATCTAAAGCCACATCTATCGCAAATTGCATAAGCATTTTTGTTAGATGCAAAAGCCATTATGCGATGTTATAACTTGATATATCAGGGGTTATGCTGAAAGAAGCTCTGTCTTCATCTGTATCTAAAGCTCTTTGGAACTCTTCCTCATATATTTGTTTAAGTAACCCAGTTCTGTCAGGACTTTTTTTAATTGATATGTAGTAAGCAAGACCTGCTGCTAAACATGGATAAAACCTAAATGGTAACTGTAATGTGTTAGTAGCTGCATCTACATCATCCATTCTAGTAAGCACGTTTAAATGCACAGTATATGTAGTATTTGCATCCGGGGTTGGATATACGCTTATTGTTGGTGATATTTGTTTATCTACAAAAAACTGCAAAGGCGTTCCTGTGGATGATTTGTTGGGTACAGCAGAATAATCACTTCTTGAAAGCCTAGTCATTTGTATGTCTGAGTTTTCAGAATTTACAGTTTGTCTCATAAATGCATCTAAGACATCAATTGCTGCTGTGCTATCTGTTTGGTCAATATTATAAGATGTTGTACCTGCAACCATGGTTATGGTTTTTTCTTTTATAGTCCACTGGTTAAGACCACGGTTTGCCCATTCAGCCAACAATAAATTAAGACTTCTTCTAGCTGTTCTTAGGTCGTAAGCAGTTCTTAGCTCTAAGCCACACCTTTCAAACGCCTCTTCAATGTAATCGGCTACATCTAGTTCAAAGTTTTTTGAGCCTGATACTGCCATAATTTACTTCTTAAGTTTTCCGCCTCTACCAAGTTTTTTAACACCTGCTTTGCCGCCACCCATCATCTTTACAACACCTGATTTTGGCATAGCTCCACCGCCTGCCATTTTAACAACACTGCTGTCTTTCATGGATTTAGCTAATTCAGATTTATCTGAGTTTGACAATCCGCCTACTAACTTCTTAAGTCCTTTTAATGATTTTGCCATTATTTACTCCTTCTTTTTAAAATATTTTGGAAATCTTCTACATTCCAATTATTATAATAACCTATTTTTTGCAATCTTTCAGACGCTTTGTTTAATTCATCTAATCTTTGCATAAAGACCATATTATAGCTTTCTTCAAAATGTGGTTCAAAATGTTCTTGCTCTACCACTTCTTTTGCTTCATGGTCTTGATGAAACCCCATTACCCAAAGGTTATGCGGTTGCAAGTAAGAGTTTAACATCAATATTCTGCTGTCAAAATGAAAAGCATCAACATCCATGTTTAAATCGCAATATATAACAACATCCTTATCTTTGGGAAAATCTTTACTTATGTCAATTAAATCTGTCCAATGAATACATTGAGATAAAATTACATTTACCTTTTCTTTTTCCCATGTTTTTTTAGCAAAAGGACATACAGGGTCTTCAGTTTCTAAAACCTCTTTTGACCAATCTCTAATTTCTTCCTTTATGGAAGCCTGCGTAATCATTTTGTAAATGTTTTTACATTAGTTGGCTTACCACCAACTCCTTGTTTTTTTGACCTTTTTCTACTTACTGCTGATTTTTTTTCTGACTTGGACATTCTATTAGCAACTGCTTTGGGTACGCATTTAGGGTATTTTCTTTTAGAGCCTTTGGTTTTTTTTCTACCACAACTCTCATAGCCACCACCCTTTTTTGGTGAGCCTATGTCAACCCATTCTTCTTTAAACCACTTACCTAAACCCATTACCTACCACGCATTTTAGTAACTTTTCTTCTAGGCTCCATGACAGCACCACAACCCTTTGCTATAAAACCACCTGTGCTTGCCTTTATGACACCACCTGTTGCAGCTTTTTTAGCTCCCGAGTATTTACCGCCTCTTTTCTTGTATGTTTTTACAAGCCAAGCATTTGCATAAGCAGACGGGTAAACGTCAAATTTTCTTTTTGCTTCTGATTTTACTTTGCTATATAAACTTTTATTGGTTACATTGCTTGGTGTTTTTGATTTAGCCATTAGCACTTCCACCTTTTTCTTGCTTGCCTGATTCTTGAATTAGGGTCGTTTCTAGTTTTAGCAGAGCTACGCTTTAATTGTCCTAAAGACCTTGCGCAATAAGACTTACGTCTTTTAGCTGCCTTGCTACCTTTTTTAACTTTGCCTGTTACGGCTGTTTTGAGCTTTGACCCGGGATTAGCCTTTCTATAAGCTTTCACACCTTTCTTGGTCATGCCCGCACCTGACTTGGTAGGGCGGTAATTACCGCCCTTTCCAGTCGTCTTCTTTATAGGCTTGGCTTTTTTTCTAGGCTTTTTTACTGCCATGAGAAATTTTAACCGTAGTTCTTAATAAGTGTAAGGACTATGACATAGGTATCACCACTGGTATGACCAGTTGTGGTTAAGGCTATGTCTCCAGTTTTTCCACTAGCTGCAGCAGTATTTAAAATACCACCAAACTCAGAAAAATCTTCTGAATCTGCATAGTCAGAGTTTAGGTCCCAACACACAGTATTGGTGTCAGCAACCCATAAGAGCCTTGCACTCATGCCAAAAGTAGAATAAACAATCTTTCCAAGCTTTACGCCTGTGCATGCTTGCCCATTACTACTTGATGATAAGGCGCTTACATCTACTTTGGTGACAGCAGACTCGCCTGTGCCATCAGAGGTATTTGTAAGCTGAATTACAGCCAGTCTTTCACCATCTACTATAGTTGTTGATGTTACTGCATCTGCCATAATCTACTCCTTATGCGTCAGCAAATGGTGTTACTATTGTTCCTGAACCAACTAATAATGAATCATGAACAAGGTATGTAGCTGTATCAATAGCTGTAACCTGTACAACACTACCGACTATACCGCCCTTTGTAGAACCATTTAAAGTCATAACATCATTAGTAGCGCCCGGTACAAAAGCTTTTTTTGCTCCATCGTCTACAGCGACAATTACTGCGCCTTTAAACTTGTCAGTACCATCGGTTAAGATGTCTAAGTCTGTTGCTGCTGTTTCTATATAGAAATAGAAAGAAGCGCCAATGTTATTAGCCTGATTAGGGTCTGTTGGGTCGCTTGGTGTTGTTGTAACAATTGATGGTAAAGTAAATTTACCGTCTGCATCATTACATAATAAAATTTTGCCTGCATGTGAATCAACAGTTAGTGTTGTATCTGCTGTTAAGCTAACACTGCTGTTTACACCTGCTGTAATAAATCCTGCCAATGACTTGACTGGACCTGAGAATGTTGATTTTGCCATAATTTCCTCCTAAGGAAATAAGTTTTACCATCTT